GAACAACGCAGTATCGGCAGAGCAAGTTGGTCAGTTGCTACGTGGTTCGGTTCGGCTGTCTGAAGACGGCACAGCAGAAGTTGTAGATGCGAACGGGACACCACGATACAACGACAGCGGCGATCCGTTAAGCGTTGATGAGCTTGTAGGTGATTTCTTGTCAACAAACCCGCACTTCGTTAAGGCGTCATCTGGTGGCGCTGGCTCGCAAACTGCGGTAGGTGGTTCCACGTCGAAACCTATGTCGGCGGTAGATATGGAAGCTAACTGGAACAACGGTGGCAAAGAGGCTTACCGTGCAATGATGTTAGCTAAGAAATAAACCGCTTACTTAGGAGACTACAATCATGGCGGCAACTACAAGTTCAACTCTAGACGACCTGTTTGCAAACATTATCATGCAGGCACGTTTCACAGCCGAGGAGAATTCTCTCATGGCTGGCCTCATCACTCGCTACGACATCGGTAACGTAGCTGGTACAACTATTCAGGTACCAAAGTACCCAGCAGTCACTGCGGCTGATTTGACTGAAGGCACTGATATGTCTTCAAGCACTGTTAGCACATCTGGTGTTACTGTTACTGTCGGCGAAGTTGGTGCGCAGGTATTGCTCACTGACATGGCGGCGATGGGCGCTGGCAACCCTGCACAGGAGCTTGGCACTGTACTCGGTAACTCTATCGCTACTAAGATGGACAAGGACATCATCGCTCTGTTTGATGGTTTCTCTACTTCATTGGGTGGTGCTGGTACTGAGATTACTGTTGCAGACCTGTTTAAGGCGGCGGCAACTCTGCGCAACGCTAAGGCTACTGGCCCTGTGTACGCAGTTGTTCACCCTTATCACGCGTACCAGTTGTCAGCGAACCTGACTAACACCTTCGCTAACCCCAACGGTGGCGACCTACAGAACGAAGCAATGCGCAACGGCTTCGTAGGTTCTATCGGCGGAATCGAAGTGTATCAGTCAGCAAACATCACACCTGACGGCTCAGACGACGCCAAGGGCTGTGTGTTTACTCGTGAGGCAATGTGCATCGCTATGAAGCGTGACTTCAACCTTGAGACAGAGCGTGATGCATCTAACCGTGCATTCGAGCTTAACGCTACTGCCGTTTACGGTGTTGGCGAGCTTGATGACAGCTACGGTGTTGAGATGCTGTTTGACGCGGCACTCTAAGATGTATGCGGCCCTTCGGGGCCGCTTTACTCTGAGGTTTATATGGCAGTCACTTATCGCGGTGAACGGTTTGAGGATTACAACGTGGCAAAGCGAACGCCACGACATCTTAATAAGTCTCATGCGGTATTGGCTCGCTACAAAGGCGTGATTAAGCTAGTTAGGTTCGGCGCTAAAGGCGCGAAGACTTACCCACCTAAAGACGGTGAGTCGGCCCGCGACAAAGCAATGCGAGCGGCTTGGTACGCAAGACACGAGAAAAACCTACGCAACGCTACCCCACTTGATCCAGTGTACTGGGCGGCAAAGGTAAAATGGTGACGACATGGCATTTAGTGACGACGACGATTTAGAAGCAATTGTCCCTGACATCTTTGACCTAGGCATCTTGGCCTTTACCGCTGAACATGCAAAGGCACAGGCAGACATAGAGCGTGAGATTCGTAACCGCTGGTGGCACCGTAAGGGCATACAGGGTGAGATGGTTCCTAGCTATTTAACTGAGTCACAGTGGACACGCGCGAGCGCCTACCTCGTATTGTGGAAGTACGCATTACCACAGCTAACTAACTGGGTTGATGACGACCGCTTTTTGCAGATGATCGACTTCTACAAGGCGCGTTACGGCGAGGAGTTAGACGCAGTGTTTCAGGATGGTGTCGAGTACGATGCAGACAACGACGGCACTGTCACTGACAAAGAGAAAGAAAGCATACCGCTTAACCGACTTGACCGATGATACGCATACGCACTAAACCATTACGCCTAGAGCGTGTCGCAGATGACATCAAAGACGACATAAAAAAGAGTCGTAAGCGGGCTATGGCTCGCACAGTATTGCATGGCACTACAATCATCGAAGAGCGCACAGCGCAAGGCAAAGGCTTTCGTGGTGCTTTCAAAGGCTACAGTAGTGGCTGGAAGCGAGTAAGAGCGGCATTAGGTTTAGAGACTGCCAAGGTCAATTTAGAGTTTGGTTACGAGCGCAGGCAAGGCACACCCGTTAGTGGTGGCGAAAGAGTAATGTCGCAGGAGAAAGACAGGTGGCAAAAACGTCCATCTATGCTTGCGGCACTACAAGGCAAAGTAGTAAACCGAAGCACAGGCGAGATATTTTTCAGTCGTGCTGATGCGGCGAAGCGAGCGGCGATGGTAAACGAAAAGCGCAAGTTTTTTGGCTTTAACCGTGATGAAGAGAAAGACCTTGCAAGAGTGTATTTTGGGCAGGTTAAGATCAAGGATAGGCGCAGATGAGTGTACGTGAAAACATCGCAAACAATCTTGTGACTGCGCTCAAGGCTATCACGACGCCGAAGGTTAAAAAGGTGACGCGTGAGCCGTTTGACTTTGACAAGCTATCTAACGCGCAGTTTCCAGCGATATTAGTACGCACAGCAAACGAGACGCGCGAAGATGCCAGCATGGGCGGCAGTGCTACAAGTCGGCATGGCACTATTGACTACGAGCTTATTTGCTTTGTTAAGCACAAGAACATCGACACAGCCCGCAATCAGATTGCAGAGGCTATCGACGAAAAACTCGACACTGATAGAACGCGTGGCGGTCACGCCATAGATACGCAGGTTATTAGCGTTGAGGTAGATGATGGTACAATAGACCCTATTGGCGGCGTGATTGTCACCGTTCAGATTCTTTATTCATACACACGCGGTGACGCGTAAAGGAGAAAAAACATGGCTATTAGTAAAGGTTCCGCTGGCGTCATCAAGATTGCGGCCAATGGCGGTACGACAGCAAATGTTGGTGAGGTTCGCTCATACAGCATTGACGAAACCGCAGACACACTAGAAACCACTGCGATGGGCGACACAGTTAAATCGTACCTCGCAAGCCTTACGGATGCGACACTGACTGTGGACGCCCTATGGGACAGCGCTGACGCACAACAGCTAATTTTTGACGTAGGCACGGACATTGATTGGGAAATTCACCCCGAAGGCACGTCGGCGGGCAAAAGCTATAGTGGTGGTGGCCTTGTCACAGCAAAGACTGTTTCTGCCTCGTATGATGGCATCGTTGAAGCGTCATTCTCTGTGCAGGTATCGGGCGCAGTTACAGAAGCATCTAACTAATGAGCCTTGCTAAAGAGCTACGCAAGCGTCGTAAGCAGTCACGTCGCAAAATAGAAGTAGAAGAGTGGGCTGATGATGACGGCCCATTTGTTTTATTTTGTCGCCCTATCACTTGCTACGATTTAAACGAGCTACAGCGCAAGCATCCGCAGGTGTTGCAGAATCCTAGCATCGCAAGCATGGTTGATCTAATTGTAATGAAGGCGGAGTCACAGGATGGCGAAAAGCTATTCACTGCCGCTGATGACAAGATAGAACTGATGGGCGAGGAAACTACAGTAATTTCCGAAATCGCAAATCACATGTTTGGTACTATTGACTCTGTAGAGGACTTAGCAAAAAACTAAAGACCGATCAGTCGAGGTTCAACCTCATTGCCTTGGCTGATCGGCTTCACAAAACCATCGAAGAAGTCGAGCAAATATCCGTTACTGAGTACCACGAATGGCTCGCTTACTTCCAGATACTAAGTGAGCAAACTGATGGCAACTCAAGACGTTAAGATACGCATCACGGCACTTGATAAAACGTCTGGTGTCTTAAAGAAAATTGGTTCTGGTCTTCGCTTACTAACTAAGCCATTGCTTAATATGAAGACTGCGCTCGTGGGTCTTCTTGGTGCTGGCGGCATAACTTTGCTTGTAAGGCAGTCACTTCTCGCAACAGACGCACTTTCTAAAACCGCGAGCAAGATAGGCACCACAACCGAAGCACTAAGTGCCTTGCAATACGCAGGGAAGCTAACAGGCGTCGAAGTCAACACAATGAACATGGCGCTTCAAAGGTTCAGCCGTAGAGCGTCAGAAGCGGCTCAGGGTACAGGTGAAGCAAAAGGCGCTATCCGTGAGCTAGGCATCGATGCCCGCGAGCTTGTTAAGTTGCCACTTGATGAGCGCATGCTTGTACTTGCTGACGCGTTTCAAGGTGTGCAGTCAGAATCAGACAAGCTACGCATCGCGTTTAAGCTGTTCGACTCAGAGGGTGCGGCTTTAGTTAACACTCTGTCTCAGGGCAGAGGCGCACTTGCCGCTATGCTGGGAGAGGCTAAGGCTCTTGGCGTTGTAATGTCATCAGAGGCGGCACAAGGCGTAGAGGATGCTAATGAAGAGTTTTTAAAGCTCAACAGTATCTTCAAAGGAATACTTGACCAAACCACGGCGGCGCTTGCTCCAGCCCTTGAATACATAGTCGAATCTCTTACTGAAACACTAACTGCCTTTGGTGAAGCGCAAGGTGGCTTTACAGAGGTAGGCAAAACCATTGCCCGAAACCTTATCAACGCGTTTAGTGCGGCGGCTACTGGCATCTTTAGTATTCTCAACTCAATCATTGAGCAATACAACAGAGTAAATAAAGCGGTCATTGACGTTTCTTTAGCTCTTGATAAGCGTGGATTAAAGGCTATAGAAAGAGAAAGAGATGCACTAGATGAGCTAATAAGAATTAGAAATAAGGCGTTTAACGATCGTGAAGAATTAACCAAGAAGGAATACAAGCTACTTACCGACGCACAAGACGAAGGACTAATTACTGAGCAAAACTTTGCAGATGCGCGTTTAGACATTGAGCGCAGACTAGCTGAAAAAATCGAGGAAATCCGCGTAGCAACTGCAAAGGGTGAGGGAATTCCAGAAATAACGATGGAAAGCCTTTTCGGGATTAGTGAAGCTGAGTTTGAAGCGTTCTTTACTAACCTCGGCAAAAAAGTCGGTGACTTTCGGCTAAAGCTCAAGCCTGCTCCTGAAAGCGGTGAAGACAATATAGCGAATAAATATATAGAGTCGCTTAAACAGCTAGACCGTCAACTGCCGCAGTCTGAGGATTTGGTAACGAGCTTTGCTAATAACACAATGAACTCGTTTACCACTGGCTTTACAAACGCCATTACAGGCGCAGAGAAGTTTAGTGACGCAATTAGAAACATGGCGAAAAATGTAATCGACGACCTTATCCGCATGGCTGTTCAGTACTACATAACGCAACAGATATTCGGTGCGATTGTTAACGCTTTTCAACCAGCACCTAAAGGTATGGACGGCACAACAGCGGGGCCAAGAACTGGGCCACAGGTTCCAGATTTCAATGGCGGTGGCTTCACAGGCTATGGGGCTAGAGCGGGCGGCGTAGATGGCAAAGGCGGCTTCCCTGCAATATTGCACCCAAATGAGTCGGTGATAGATCACACGAAAGGCGGTGGCGGCGGTATTACTATCGTGCAGAACATTAACGTCACCACAGGCGTACAGCAAACCGTACGTGCTGAGATTGCTAACTTACTGCCACAGATTAGTAACGCGGCCAAGTCAGCCGTCGCAGATGCTAGACTACGTGGTGGCGGCTTCAGCAAAGCAATGGTGGGTGCATAATGGCGGCGTTTCCTAGTGTAGGCATACAGTCGATGACAATGCGGTTGCGCTCTGCAACGGCTATTAGTCAGTCGCCTTTTACTTATGACCAGCAGGTGTATCAGCATCAGGGTGCGCGATGGGAGGCGGAGGTAACTTTACCACCGATGAAGCGGGCAGACGCCAAGCAGTTAGAGGCTTTCTTTGCGGGTCTACGGGGCCAAGCGAATACCTTTACCCTTGGCAACCCTTTGCACAATACGACCGCCACAGGGACAGGTACGGGGGCTGTGAACGCTACTACGCTGACAGGCTCGTTTACGGGCGCTGTTGCTGGTGATTACTTTGAGATTGGCAGTGCGCTTTACATCATCACTGAAGTAAATAGTTCATCGTCTATTGATATCATGCCACCGCTTCGGGTCGCCGCATCTAGTGCGCCGCTCGACTTTACCCTACCCCAAGGAACGTGGCGGCTGGCCTCTAATGAAATCGGATGGAGTATCAATCAGGCTAGTCTGTACGGTTTCACTTTTGCTTGTGTTGAGGCTATATGAGCAGGTCATTAACATCGAGCATGCAAACGGCAGTTACCGCCGACCTAGTGCGCCCTATTATATTAGTTCAGCTGTTATTCGATGACGTTTACGACGACGAAACACCGCCGAACCTAATACACACGCAGTTATATTTATGGAATGGCATTGGTACGCTAACTGTTAGTGGTACTAATTATGTTGGCGCAGGCACTCTTCTCAGTATTGGTGAAATTGCAGAAACGTCCGAGCTACAAGCCAACGGGATTACAGTAACCCTGTCAGGCATCACTGACCCACTACTTGCTAAAGCGCGTGACGTTGACTACCAAGGCCGCGAGTTAAAAGTATTGCTAGGCGCTATGGATTCTAGCAACGGCGTTATCAGCAACCCTGTGACTGTATTTAGCGGCTTTATGGACACAATGATCATTAATGACTCTGCTGAAACTGCCACGATACAGATAACAGTCGAGAATCGGTTGATTGAGTTTGAGCGCACACGCATTAGACGCTACACAGCAGAAGATCAAAAGATAAACTACCCCAACGACAAGGGACTAGAGTTTGTCGCAGAGATGGCAGAGAAAGAGATTGTTTGGGGCCGCAGTCAGGTAAGTAGTGGCGGTGGTGGCGGCGGCAGAAGCCCTGACCCTGACTTCCCACCAGACCAAAGGCAACTAGATTAGAGGCGCTTATGGAATTTGCACTAGAAAACTTGGCGAGGGTAAGGCGAGAAATCGAGCCATTACTTGAAGAGCATTGGAAAGAGATAGCCCTAAACAAAGAAATCATCAAGCTAAACCCTGATTGGGAAGGCTACGCACGACTTGATAACGTCAACGCGTTACGAATCTACACAGCCCGCAAAGACGATAAGCTAATAGGTTACTTTGTAGTTATGGTCAGCAAGTCATTGCACTACCGCGACCACCTCTTTGCTAATAACGACATCATCTTTTTGACCAAGCCTGCGCGCAAGGGATTAGCTGGAGTGAAGTTAATTAAGTTTGCTATCGATTCGCTCACGGCAGAGGGTATTACTAAGCTACATATCAACACAAAAGCGCATCAGCCATTCGACGCAATCCTTGAGCGATTGAACTTCGAGGAAATCGAGCGCGTCTATTCTTTAGTATTGAGGTAAAAGCATGGCCGTTAGTGCTATAGCAGGGATAGCTAGTGCGTTAAGTGCGGCAGTCTCAATAGGATTTACAGCCATAACCTTTGGTCAGGTAGCGGCGGCGTTTGCTATCGGCGCTGGCCTTTCAATGGTGTCTCGTGCGCTTGCACCAAAGCCGAACATCGGCGCACAAATGCGGGGCATTACTCAAACCACGCGTGAACCAGCAGGTAGCCGCAAAATTATTTACGGAAAAATGCGCGTCGGTGGTCAAGTCGTCTTTATTTCAAACACTGGTAATGATAATAAATACCTACACATGGCGATTGTTTTTGCCAGCCATGAGATTCAAGCCTAC